GGGACTATAAATGTGTTAGATGGATGGTCTATGTTAAACTTATTGTATAAGTGTAGAGCACCTTTTGACCCTCTGCCATCAACTGTAGCATCTAAGTCATAGGAGTCAACTCCACCACATCCAAGCCCTGCATTTGGAGCTACGCGCTTGCCGCGTTCGAATTTCTTTTGATTTCTTAATTCCTCTGGGGCTAACCAAGCAACTCTGAATCTTCCTTTAGCGTCAGGGCTAAAGACAACCTCTGTATCCTTTTCCCCTCCTTTCCAGTGGAAATTTCCTCTAACTACAGGGTTAGGGAACAGCTCATCATTATATTGAATCTGCTCATAAATCTTTCCCACATTAAATAAGCTCCCTTCAATACTGTCCCTAAAGGCTTCATCTGTTGTGAATGGGAACTGACGTATAACCTCATTCAGCTCAGAAGCATCATTCTTGAGGCTGTCCCTCTCATTCTTCAGATACGTCTTTGCTCCAATATGTATTAATTCTCCATCAAGGCCTTTTATAGGGGCCTCTGGGTCTTCTATTACGGGGTTGCCGTAAATATCAAAGAATCCTTCAAGCGATTCATAGGCAGGTATAAATAGTCTATATAGCCCAGTTCTTGTTCTTCCGTTGGCATTTCTTTCGCTACAAGAAGAATCTTTCCATAGCTCCTTATACTGCTTACCGCCTTTATCCATAGGGTTTACAGTACTACCTACTAAGGCTTTCCCTACTATTTTTCTACCTACAATAAGGCAAGTTCTCTCTATTCTCCAGGCTTCCCTTATATCTGTTGGTCTTTCCCACTTTCCAGCCTCATCTAAATAGAGTATGTGAAGCTTCTCTCCGTCATACGCATTATTAGTAGTGTTCTTCCAATTAATAACAGTGTTTAAGGCATCGCCTCTATGAGAGGTCTTATTGTTTTTAGTAATTCTTTTTGATGGTTCACGGAAAGCTAACTCCATTCTAGGGTTAGTGGTACCGTCCTGTATAGGCTTAAAGAAGAACGGGTAGCTTTTAAACATATAAACACACTTCTTCATGAAGATGTTTTCTTGAGCGTCCTTACCTGTTTTAGATTGTATACCTAAAAGCTTGTCTTTTACTTGTGTAGCTTCATCCACCAAGACCGAAGAACAGATATTAGTATACCCAGAACGACGGCACTTAGTATAAAGCTGACCAATACAGCGTGAATCAGCTTCGCACGCAGCCATGTGTATAAAGATTTCACGTTGAAAGTTAAGAAAATATGGATAGCCAATATCTAGCTTAGTCCATTGAAGCATCATGTAATGCCTCCCCGTAATATATGTAGGTGTACCGTTGTTATAAAACCAAAAACCCTCACGCCTACGCCTAAACTCTTCCTCGACATATGGACGAAACTTCTCTCTGAACTCCCTCGGCATTTCCGCCCACTCATCCATAGAACGAATACGAGACAATTCCTTCGGCATAGGTACCCTTCCCCACATTTGCATAGAGTTTGATTCTTTATATCCGAAAATGTCTTTCTTCTTCGGCCTTTCTGGAAGGCAAATGAGTAGCCCACCGAGCTCGATAATTTCACCCTCCGTACCGTTGGGACAAATCTTGATAGCGGGTTCTTCATATTCTTTTACACTTAATAAAACCGACATTAATAAATATTAAATTTTACTTACTCTTCTTTCTGCACCTACAGCCTCTTCTTGTTTTTTTCTTTACTGCTCTACATTTCTTTTTTCTGCCACCTTCGCCTTTACGCCCTCTGTTTACCGAGGAATCGACAAAACTGTTAGTAGCATGGTCAAAATCTTTCCCTGAGACGTCGATATTGTTGTGCTTCGCTTCTCGCCTTTTTTGATTGCACTCAACTCTCTTTCTAGTTCTAACCTTTGATTTTCCATCTTTGGCATCTTTCTTTTTCTTTTTGGCGTAAGACTTAGGGTTGTTCTTATAATATGTAGCTGTTTTTCCTGCCATACCACAAAGATACGCTATAATTCAATTCTACCCGCGTGAACCTCTCTGTGACAGTTAGAGCATAATAGTGCGCACTTCTTCATCTCTACCACAGCTGCCTTCATGTTAAGCTTACTAACCTCTTTGTCTTTGTTAGATGGGTCTTTATGATGAAACTCTAATGCAGCCTCACATTTATCATAACCGCAAACCTCACATGAACCTCCCGCTAAGGATATTAAAGCTGACTTCTTATCTCGTTTACTTTTGTTTTGTTTTTGTTTATGGCAGGAGGAACAGTTTTTTCTGGGGTAGGTCTTGCCTTCCTTTGCTCTGGGCTTGTAAAATTTGTCCTCTGGGAGGACTTCTTTACAGGTCTGGCATTCTCTATATTCAGTAACACGCGGTTCATTATCCATTTACAATAGTGTCTGAAATAACACATTCAGTAATCAAAACCATTCCAGCTACCGAGACAGCGTTCTCTAATGCTACTCTCGAAACCTTAGTTGGGTCTATAATTCCTGCCGTATACAAATCCTCAAACTTTTCATCTTTAGCATTATAACCAAATCCACCTTTGCTGGACCTAATAGTATCAATTATGTCTGAACTGGCAACACCTGCGTTGCTAGCTATCTGCCTTAATGGGGCTTCAATCGCTTTAAGCACAATCTCCCCTCCAATCTTTTCATCGTTGTTAGATGAAGGCATAGGTTCCTCCGAAGTGGCACGAATATAGGCTGTTCCCCCTCCTGGTACAATACCTTCTTCTACAGCGGCTCGCGTAGCAGCAAGCGCGTCGTCAACTCTATCTTTCTTCTCTTTCATTTCAACCTCCGTTGCAGCTCCAACATGAAGAACAGCTACACCTCCTGTAAGCTTAGCTAAGCGTTGCTTTAACATCTGCTTGTCAAAGTCGTCCGTTGTGTCTCCTACCTGGCCTTTAATCTGAGCTACTCGCTGTTCAATATCACCCTTAACTCCCTGGCCACCAACTATAGTCGTCTTGTCTTTACTTATAGTAATCTTTTCTGAAACCCCTAAATCCGCTATAGTAGTAGTGTTTAACAGTCTACCTTCTTCTTCAGTAATTACTTTGCCTCCAGTTAGCACCGCTATATCCTGTAGCATTTCTTTTCGTAAGTCTCCGAAAGCAGGAGCTTTCACTGCAGATATATTAAGGGCACCTCTTGTACTATTAACGACAAGCGTAGCAAGTGCCTCACCGTCTACATCCTCAGCAATAATAAGTAAGGGCTTTCCTGTTTGAGCTACTTGCTCTAGTACGGGAAGCAATTCCTTCATAGAACTTATCTTCTTATCGTATATAAGTATGTAGGGATTATCTAATTCAGCAATCATTTTCTTAGGGTTGTTTACGAAATAGGGACTTAAGTACCCATTATCGAACTGCAATCCTTTAACGGTGCTTACCGTAGTATCCATTCCTTTCGCAGGTTCAACCGTAATAACTCCTTCATTACCTACAGTCTTCATAGCTTCAGCTATTAGCTTACCTATTGAAGGGTCATTATTGGCTGATATTGTAGCTACCTGCTCAATCTTAGAGCTAGAAGAACCAACCTCTTGGGATAGCTCTTTAAGTTCCTTCACGATGCAATCAACAGCTTTGTCCATACCTCTCTTAACATCTATAGGATTGGCCCCAGCAGCAATGCTCTTCATGCCTTCAGTGATTAAAGCTTGAGCTAAAACTGTAGCAGTAGTGGTTCCGTCTCCAGCTACATCAGCGGTTCTGCTAGCTACTTCTTTCACCATTTGCGCACCCATATTCTCCATAGAGTCCTTAAGGAAGATTTCTTTAGCTACAGATACTCCGTCTTTTGTTACAACTGGAGTACCGAACTGCCTGTCTATCACTACGTTACGACCCTTAGGTCCAAGCGTTACTTTAACCGCGTTAGCTAAAGCGTCAATGCCTCTTTTAAGTGCATCTCTAGCTTCGCTATTAAATTGAATGTCCTTAATCATTTTATTGAATTATTGTTTATCACGACTTTCTATCCATTGTAGATAAGCCTCTATTTCGTTTTGAGTAATGGTGATGTATTCCCACCAATCATTTTTTTGAGAATCTCTCAGCGAATCCTCCTGAGTAGTCTTTTTCTTCTCCGATTGCTCCATCTTCTTTTAGGGATTTAATCATTTGTTCTAATCGCTGCCTGTCTATAAGTAGTTCCTTACAGTCTGTTGCAGTTTGTTTGATTGATTGAAGCTCTGCCTTTCGCCCTGAACCACTTAATTCTGGGTCAACAGGCTTTTTAACCTCTTCAATCATATTATTAATAGCTACCTCCATGCTATTCATTAAGCGCTGGGCAGCCTCTATAGTGGTAAATTTAGATTTCGACATAAGAAAAATCGTCTACTCTGGTTCTATAGTATTCCTTCCCATCTATCTTAACTCTATAGTCTCGATTCTTCTCAATTCCTACTACATCCCCTGGGTTAATGTTTAGTTCTTTGCATACAGGAGAAGCCAACACAAGCTTTCCTTTAGTTGGATTCTTGGTGGAATAGTCAACCACCTCTAGTAAGTCAGACTTGAGTCTGTTGTCTTCTTCTACATGCTCTAAAAGGCACCAAGAAGATAGAGCTCCTAGCTCTCCTGTCTTATCGCTCTTATATGCAAAGGCTTGCGAGTCCATTGCGTCCGTTGGATGATACATAACGGTGTAGCAATCTTCCAGTCCTGGAATAGGTGTGCCACCTTGCACCACTACATGGTGGTGAAAATAGACTGTATCCCCTACTTCTACAGGGGTTTTATATTTTGCTGGTAGAGCTACTACTTTTCCTCCTACTACTCG